GTTGAAGCGCTGGTCGAGGTGCTTGCGCTGCTCCTCGGCGCGGGCGTTCGCGATGTCAAGCTGGATGCGCCAGTGCTCCAGCGTGACAATGCGCTCGTGAAGGCCGTTGATATCGTCTGGCATTACCCCGCCTTTCCAAAGACGCTTTTCAGGGTGTGACCGCCGCCGTAGATGACGAGCCAGATGCCGCAGAACGAAATCAGGGTTTCATAAGGCACGGCCGGAAGGGTCGAGTGGAATGCCGCGTTGAGGAGCGGCAGAAGCGTGGTGTTCCAGAGCCACATCCAGATCAGGAGCCACGACATGGCCGGACGCCACGCCCAACTAAACCACGAGCGGGTGTCTTCGCGCGCAAGCAAGCCGTCACGGCTGAGGAGCGCCTTACTAAACTCATCTTCAGTTTCCTTGATAGCGACGGTCACGGCTTCAGGGTTTGCGTCGTGCGCCACCTTGATCGCCTCGGGCGTCGGGTCAACGCCGAGCTTGCCCGCGATCGTGTCGAGAACCTTCCCCGACATGTCTTTGGCGAGACCATCAGGCAGGTTGTCAGTCAGGAGCTTCTTTAGGATCGGTGCGCCGATTTCGGCGAGGATAGGGAGAAGGACAGCGATCGGCATGGTTACGCCTCCTCTGCGACGCGGGTGTAGGCTTCCGCACGGGCCTTGTCGTGCTTCGCCTTGACGGCGAAGTAGACGGTGATGGCTACGCCGATGACAGCGAGCCCGAGGAGACCCCAAGCCAGGTATTGATCGACGCCGTTGGTGCTGACAGCGCTGGCGGCGCTCGCGGAGCCCGTCGCCTTCGTGGCGTTGGCTTTGGTCTTCGCGCTCGTGTCAGCCTTCATGGCTTCGATCATGAGTGAGGACTTGACAGTCGTGGTGCCGGCGAGCGCCATCTTGACAGCACGGGCTTCGACATCAGCGACACGGGCCGACCAGCCCTTGCCGAAGCTCTTGAACGTGCCGAGGAGGCCACGAAGAAAGCTCATGCGCTTGGCGGCAATTTTCTGAATGACTTCCGTGGCCGAGAGCTCGCTGACAGCGGCGATCGTCTGACCGCCGATCTTGCCGTCCTGCGAAACGCCGGCGATGGACTGGAGGGTCTTTCCCGAGCGCGAGGGGCCGGAGTTGACGCCGAAGTCCCACGTCATCAAATCGACGCCGGCGGGGAGCTCGTCGCCCCTGACAGCATCCCAATAGCCCGCCTTGTAAATTTCGAGCATTTCATACCGCTCCATCTTGAAGACGGAGCGCTTTGAATAGCCTTTCTCAACCCGCCAAGCGTCGTAGGTAGCCTGCGTAATGCCCCAACGAGTCTTCCCGCCGGGGTCGGCGGGATGATCGCTGTCATATCCTTCCCATTTCAGGGTGATCGCGTGGCAGTTGGTGAAGTTGTCTTTCACAACACAAGTCCTTGTTTATTTGTCAATACCGCACGCGCGATTAAAGAACCAGAGCGGAAAGCCACATTGCGTTAGTCTGAGCGTCTGTCAGGCCGAGCGCTGCGCTGACAGAAGCGATCAGCGGATGGGTGCGGGTGTACGTGGTCGCGTATTCCCACTCGATCTTGGCGAGCTCCTTCGCCTGCCCCTCGGGCAGCGCCAGAATGGCGGCGTCTATCTGCGACAAGGAGAAGCCATTCGTGACAAGGCCGAGGCGAAGCTGCCGCGCCGTCAGGTCGGGGTAAACCACCGGCTGCACTTCCCTCTCAACGATGACAGAGGTTGACAGCTTGTATTGCCACTCCAGGTCATTCAGGTGGTAGGCTTCAAGCTGACCAATTGTGGGCGTAAGAACTTGGTCGAGGACGGCGATGATCTGCGCGTCGGTGGCGTCCTCGTTGAGGGTGGGTTCAACCGCGCGGACGCCAATATGAACCGAGACGACGCCGGGGAACTGGTCGGCCGTAAACTCGATGCGGTGCTCGATGACATCGATCTTGCGCGCTTCGTTGAGGAACATGCGAACGACGGTGTGCTTCTTGTTCATGGGGTTGTCCTGTAGAAAGAGTATTTGATGGTTGTGCCGGATTGGTATTGCTGCGCGCCGCGATAATAAGTCTTGCCGCCGGCCGCGAGCGTGGTGGTTTGGTATGGCACGCCGTTACCGTAGACGAGGGTGCCCGCCCAATAGATGTCATGGCGTCCCTTGCCGTCGCCGCCGCCGTTCGTGATGACCTGCCAGTAATAAGTCGGCGCGGATGTCTGGTAAATCTCACCGGATGCGGGCTCGCGGATGATGTTCGACGCGCCGTAAAGCTGCGAGAAAAACATCGCCCCCGAGGCCGGCAGAGAGCCCTTGCCGCGATAGGAGGCGAAGCTGTACCCAAGGCCGAACTCGGTGTGAAACATCGCCATTGTCAGGGTGCCGGAAGATGGGAGAGTCATTAGCGACCCCCCCTCAGTTCCCTGACCTCTGCGCGGAGCTCCTTGATGGCTTCAATGAGCACTGGCGTCAGCTTGTCATATGCGACAACGCGCCACTGCTCGCCGTCGTTCTCCTCATCAGGGATCGAGCGGCTGACAATCTCGGGCAGGACAGCTTCCACCTCATCGGCCAGAATGCCGATGTCACGAAAGCCGGGGCGACCAATCAGCTTGGTTTTGCCGTTCCATGTGAAGCGGACGCCACGGAGGCTGTCAACGATGTCAAGAGCACCGCTGATAACCTCTACGTCGTCCTTGAGGCGAGGGTCGGAATAAGCGACGATGTTACCAGAAGTGACCATCTGGCCGTTTGGGTCGGTATACCAAGACCATGCAGGACGCGACCAACCCCCAATACCGAAGTAGCCATCAGAGCGAAGGTGCATGTTGATGCCGTATGTGCCGTTGCAGAGGAACGACATTAGGGCAAGACTCGCATCACCGGTGCCGCTGACATTTTGGACGCGGAACGCATCCGCTGCACCGGACTGACCCGCGTTGGAGTTGAGCGGCTGGGTCCGTAGCAGGCCCGTCATGGTGCCACCAGCGAGAGGGAGTTTGCCGTCCAACGCGGCCTGAAGGCCCGTTACGTTGGCAATCGTATGGGTGTGCGAAGTGTTCGCCTTGCCTCCGAGCGAGGTATCCATCTGCGTCTTGGTGTAGTAGCCACCGAGCGTCGTATCAATCTGCGTCTTCGTGTAGAAGTCCGCGAGACTTGTGCTAACCGCAGCGGCGGCGTCCTGCGCCTCCTTGATCTCTGCGTCGATCGTATCAAGATCGGCGTTAAGCTTGGCGCCCCACGTATCCGTAGAGCTACCGACCTCGGGCTTCGTGAGGTTGAAATTGGTAGTGAAGGTATCAGACATTTACGGGGGTCTCCGTCCAGATAGTCAGGGCTTCGGGCGTTACGCTCCAAAGGTCATCGCCGGCGGGCGCTTCCGCCCAAACGGTCGAGTTGTCAGGCGCGATCGCCCAAGGGGCACTGTCAGTGGGTGCCTCCACCCAATTCTCCGCATTCGTGAAGCTCATTAGCCGAATGTCCTAGCCTTCATTTTGAGTGCGCCCTGCGGGTACGCCGCGCGCTCCGCCTCGTAAGCCATGTCGCCGAGCACTTGGGCCGTCTTGGCCTGCCAGAGCGCCACCCGTTCATCGTTCTTCAGATACGGCTCAGCTTCGGAGAGAGCGCCGAACAGGTAAAGGTCGGGGCTGCGTGTCAGCAGCCAGTTGACAGGAGCCTCGGCTGTCAGCGGCGGGACCGCGCCGCGATAGATAAGCTCCAGGTTGGTTTCCGTCGTCGGTGCCGGGATGAGGAAGAATTTCCCATCCATGTGCGTGTAGTGCGTCGGCAGGCCGCTGCGGGCTTGCGCACGGAGAGCGAAGGAGTTCTCGATGGAGACGAACTCGAGCGGGCGCGGCGGGGAACCGCTTGTCAGCATCAGCGCGATCGTCTCAAGCCACTCCGCCGGCACGGAGAAGTAGCCATTATCCGTCAGCGCGGTTGACCGCTTCACCATGTCGTGAGTGCGCAACACGCGGTTGGCGCGCGCCTCAAAAAGACGGATGAACGCGGGGATTTTGTCTGTCAGGTCTTCGCGGTTGAGCCAGTCGGCGATATCTGACTTGAGGGTCGTGTAGTTCTCAAACGCCATTAAACCACCCCCTCACGGGTGCGGAAAAAGTGGTTGTCAGGATCGTTGAGCCAGCGCTTCATCGCGACCGGATCACTTGTCAGGCCCTTCTTCTTGAGCTCGAAATAGATGGTGAGCGGGATCGAGGCGACCTTGACCATTGCCTCCTTGCCACTCCGTCCGAGGGCGCGAGAGTTCAGGAGCTCGGCTTGGTTCGCCTCTACGATCGAGGTCGTGTCCTGCACGGTCTCGATGACGAAATTCTTTTCGTCTTGGCTCGGGTCGTAGTGGAAGACCTTGGAAATGCCGGTCATGCCATCATGGGAAAGGAGCTTCTTCATGGCTTAGACCTTCAGGGCGTAGCTGACGCTTGCGGTAAAGGCCGTACAATTCAGGCGCACGGGGACGCCGCCGGCGTCGATCACGAATTGCTCGCTCGCGGTCTTGTCGGCGAGCTTGCGCCAGTTCGCGCCGTCCACCTGCCATTCAACGGCGATCGTGGCCGCACCGGCGAAGGTGAGATCAACGTAGACCTTGTTGCCGACGACAGGGGCGCTCTTCTGGCCGTTTGCGGTGATGGTGCCTTTTTCAAGCATGGTGTTCTTCTCCGTTGTGGGCGGGGTTAGGCGGCGTCGGCGTATGCCAGTTCTAATTCGGCTAAGATCGGGCGCAGTATGTTGCCCGCAATACGCCCGAGGTAGGGGTGGTGGGCTACTCCTTGCGAATACCTATCGATTTGATGCGAATTGTACCCGCACACGCAGTGTTCGCCGGATGCTGCGACCGAACGGATAGCTGAAGGTCATCGAAGGTGGCAGGAGCAGGAATGTTCGGGAGTAGCATGATCCCGGAATTGGCACCGGTAGGCATAAGGAATGACGACGTGTATCCGTCCATGTCGCGAGCGTCGAGAACGGTCGCGGCAGCATTCAGGAAACGGGCGCGAAGGTTGAGACCGTACAGTCCGGTTAAGCCGGCATCCCATTCAATATCGCAAAACGCCCGCAACTTGTCGCCAGCGGCAACATTACCGTGCAAGCTGCTTTGACGGACGAGATCGAGCGACGATGCTGCAGTCGGCGTTCCACCGAGCACTATTTGCTGCACCTCCCGACCGAGCACTGCATCGGTAACCTTGGAATATGCACGCGTAATGGTCCCGTAACCGCTGCCGCTTGATCCCGTGTACCCTGTGGCAAGGCTGCCAGACCCGCCCGTCCCAACGGCTCCGCTGGACCCGTCCATCATCGGATTGCTGTTGAGATAGCCCTTCGGATGATTGGCAGCATACACGTCTGCGTTAGATGTTGGCAGGAAGTCGATTGCAGGGAAAATCTGATTTAAGACTTCAGCAACGGCCTTCCCGGCAGCGAAGCCGCCAACGAGGCTCGTGTGTAAGCCGTCGTGCAACATTCCGGCTATAGCATCCCCGGTAAGGGAATTCGCGAGCGCCATGTATTTCCACGGGTCAGCGACGAAGACACCGGGGCGTCCATGCCGCCCGAGCAGATCACGATGACACTGAAAGTGATAAGCAAGTTGGTCGCCAGAAAGACGATTGCCCGTGTTCACGGTGTCGCCGCGCGGCATCTCCGCCAGCCACAAAAGGGTACGACCTGCCCCAAGGACGAGCGCTTCCATCGCGTCCCAGTTGGCGATGGTTTGGGCCGCTGTCATGGCGGCTGAGCCACGATCGTTGGTCTCACCCAGAATAGCTATGACACTGGCATCATTCGCGGCAAGGAGAGCTGGAAGGCGGGCCAATATCATCGTTGTAGTGTCGCCTCCTACACCACCATTGTCGCGGCTCGCGTCGAAGTCGAAGCGTTGGCGAGATAAAAACCGCGCCGAAGTGAGATACCCGTTAGCCTCATAGGTGATGACAGATGCCGGGTCGTAGGATGAAATCGCGGCTGTGCGGCTATCACCGACGGCTAGCACGCGGCGGTTCGCGCGACGAAAGCGGGCGTCAAGATAAGGAATAAGTTCTGTGCTCATAGCGCGATCACCGAAAGATTGAGTTGGTTGCCGTTGTCAAAGACAGGCTGACCGTTGAACGTGAACGGGGTACCGTCCGGCGTCGTGGAGCGCCCATAGCCAGGGGGCGCACCGTCGCCCATAAGCGGGGTGCTGATAGGCGACTGGATCGGGGGGAAGAGAGTGGCCATTGCACACAAGCAGTTGAGAGAAACACAAGCTGACAGGCAGAGTCCAAGCCCCGCCTGTCAGAATTGTCAGCGACTAGAGAAGGTCGCGGGCGACGCCGTGGGCCTTTTCGGTCTTCACCTTCAGGCCAAATTCCACAAGGATCATCTTGCGGTCACTGTCGCCGGTCTTCGCGAGGTCGCTGGTCTTGAAGTCGCGGAGGTAATCAACCTCGGCGTATTCAGGATCGACCACGTAAGCCACGTCAGCCGGCATGAAGCGGTTTGGCACGAAATGCACGGTGCCGAAGTCGCCGACGTACACGTCAGCCGCACCGATGATGGACGCCTGAGAGTCGCCCTTCACTTCCTTGCGGTGCTCGGCGATGCCGGGGAAGGACGAAGCAACAGTCTTCTGCTTC